TAGAAAATACGGCGCTCAGGAGCGCGTGACAGACGATAGATGACGAGAGCATCTTCCATCATTCTGAGCTGATTGACTGGCTTCAACGCTTTGTGCAGCGGAGAAAGTACGCGCTTGCGCGATGCGTCCAGAATGCCGGATGGGACGTAACAGACAGCATCCTTGTTGATCTTCAGACCAACATCTGACTTCTGCAGTCCGCCGTCCTGATAAAGATAATACTCATCCAGTGTCTTGATGATCTTAGCACCAGTGAGAGAATCGGTTTCTTCCTTGATCTCACGGACCTTGCGAATGCGCAGCGCATCGACTGCACGAAGCTCAAGAATACCCTCATCGCGGTTTTCCTCGTTGATGATGATATGAAAGTACAAGCGGCCATCAACGTACCATCTACGAAAGATGTCCTGGCCGTTGACATTGAAATTTAGAAGCTGGCAAATGCGGTCAAACTCTGCCTTGATTTCTTTCTTGATTGAGGTCTGAACCTCCAGATCATCTAGATTGATGTCGATTGGCTTCTCGTGCTCGTCATGGACAATCGACTCGTTCACGATATCCTCGATAGCCATGTCGCATTCTGGTTGCTCAGCTGAAATGCGGTACTTGCGGATCAGATCTACATCGGTCTTTGCTGCATCGCCCTCAAGGTCCAGATACTGACCGTAGTATCCGCCTGCTGCGATTGCTGTCGATCCGTCGTCTGATGTCGGCGGTACGAATGATGCGGGCTGCTCGGCCTCGTTCTTCTTTTTCAGCAGGTCTCTATCTTTCCCTGGTTGTTCTGTTCTAGCTAGAGTAAATCCGAAGAATTGGAGAGCCATTGTATAATAAGGTGGTTATTCAGTTAGATAAAAGGCGTGGGAGGAACACCAAATTCACTCCCACGCCATTATTTATTGAGAAAAAACCAAACTTAGTTGGTTGTGTTCGATTCCCAGTAGGTGACCTGGAATTCCACACCGAACTCTTCAATCGTGTTTTCTGAGTCATAGCTCAGATCGATTGCAGAGACGCTGGACACCCAGCATCCACGGATGTCGTACTTCTTGAGCACTGATCCATCCTTGTTCAGCTGTTCGACAGCAAGGTCCTTCACATAGCTTGAAGGATTTGTCAGACCGGTGTTAGCGGCGTGTGCATTGATGCCGTTCATCCAGCGCTCGAACGCATTGCGAAGTTCGAAACTAGTGTCATTGATGACGGTGACAGCCCATGGTTCAAACGTGCGGTCTCCAGCAATTTGAAGCTGACGGCCACGGAATGGGACGGTGATTGGTGCGATTGTCGAAGAAGGAAGTTGAGCAGCCTTAATCATAAAGGATGCCAGCTCAGTATTTCCCGCTGCGTAGCCTGGGAAGTTGCACGTTACCTTGAACAGGTTGTTGCGCGCTCCACCACCGATGAGCTTTGACTTAAAATCATTGATGCCTAGGTTAGCCATTGTGTTATTCTCCTTATGTTAAAGATTAGGCGCCAACAAGCTCGTTGAACTGGACACCAGTGCGTGTAGCAATGAAGTTCAGCTGAACGTAACGAATTGCGCGAGCAGGTTTGACGTAGATATCGCCCACAAATTGATTGCGGTCGATGATGTCGCTAGTGTTGTTTGTGCTGTCGCACACAACCTTAAAGTCGGTGATGCCACGGCGGCCCTGAACGTCACGCAAGAATGGCTCGACAGCGCTGCGGAATGCAGCCCGTGTGAACTCATCATTGAACTCGAACAGTTGTGCCTTGGCAGAACGTGTGATTGACTTTTCCAGAGCAATGAACAGGCGACGGACGTTGATCGCATCGAATGCTGATGGCTTCTTCAGAGCAGTCTTGTCACCAAAGAGGATTGTGCCTTCACCTGGTGTTGAGATGATTGGATTGACGCTCACATTGAACAGAGCATCGCGCTGTGCCTTGTTAGGATTGAATGCCAGCTTTGTGACGCCCAGAAGAGCACCACGAGCAGTACCAGCAGGCGAGAACCATGTGTCAGCAACCTGATCGGTGTATGCACACAGACCAGCAATATGTCCAGCGGCAGGAATCCAACGGTACACATCATTGTACTTGTCGTAAACCTTCAGTGCGGTGCTGTCGATGACAGCGTATGAAGAATCTGCTGCAAGTGTGGTACCAGCCCAGGTTGTGATAGCAGTTTCGTCAGAAGCACTGATAGAAGCTTCAACTGGAGGGGAAACGAATGCGACTGCATCGCGGCGAGCAGCTGCAATAGCAATTACAGCCTGCGCGACAGTAGCTGAACCAGAAGCATCACCTGCAGTGAACAGCAAGCTGACATCCACATTGTCTGGATCAGCAAGCAGATTCAGGCCGGTGACAACATCGCCAGCAACTGGCAGAGCATCTACACCGTGTGACAGTGCCGATGTGATGTTTGAGTCGTATCCACCAAAGCTTTGTGCAGCATAGATCGATTGACCCGCCTTTGTCAGGTTGGTATCGTGGTCAAGCCAGTAGATATACTTTGAGCTTGTGTTGATGACGTTCTTGTAAAAGTTTGATGTGCCGTCAATCTTCAGAGCATCAGATGCCTGAGAAACATATGCAAACTTCTCGAGGATTGTTCCTGGGGCTCCCGTCCATGCGCCACCAGAATCAATGACCACAATGTGCATTTCATCGTTCGATGAACCTGCGCCAGCTGCAGAAGCTGAGGTGTTTGGAGCAGAAGAGAAAGAGGATTTGTAAGTCCAAGTTGCAAATGCTGTTGTGCTTGGGCACACAGAAACGGTGAGCGAATTGCCCAGCGATCCAGCGTACTTTGCACCCCAGCTGCCAGCATTTCCTTGGCCGTCAGCGTAGTTCGTGTTGTAGTCATCAGCATTCTTGATCAGAATGCCGGTAGCGCCGGCCACAGCATTGCGTGCTGCAGATCCGACTGTACGAACGATCTTGAGGTTGTTGCTGTACTTCAGAAACGAAGCAGCAGTTAGGAATGAGCGCGCGAGAGTGGCGTCAACTGTAGGAGCACCAAAGCGTGCTGCGAGCTCTTGTTCGCTCGAGACGGTTACGATGCTGCTAGCAGGACCCCAGTTGAATGCGCCAGCGTATCCACCGATTGAGGTGGATGTGGCTGGCACCACGGTTGTCTGGTCAATTTCTGTAAAATTGACTCCAGGTGAGACTTGGAATGCCATTGTTGTTTATCCTCTTCAAAACTGACGGTTAGTGTGGAACATAATACGAGTAATCAATGGTCTATTTATGTTTTACCCATTTTAGATCAATACCGCGGAATAGCCGCCTCGTACCAGACATTACCTTCACCATCGACTTCCGCGCCTTCTTTCTTCTCGGGTGGTTCCAAATTGCCCAGATTGCCCACTGGAGTAACATCGTCCTCGATTACCTTGAGACGATCAGCATAGAGCATATCTCGCACATCGATGCTAGACATTTGCACGAACAGATCGGTAGCTGCAAACCACCCGAATAGCACAAGTGGCATCACTGTGTCATCATGGTTGCCCTCAGCTGCTTCATACGACGATCCTACTGCTTCGAATGTGCTAAGTTCCTGAATAGTGTCTGTATCAACTACTAGCAGTTTCTTGCTCTCGACCAGATCTTTCAGGTTTGAGCAGCCGATGCGCTTAGTCTTCTTGGTAGTAGCTAATCCAATTCCGCCGTTTGTGGTGGTTGATTCTACAAACATATTCGGGTATTCTAGGTCATAGTATAAACCATTGCAGACCACCGAACCCTGGTCATTGTTCTCCACGATGACATACGCATCATTGTAAGTCTTTGCATACTTGTAGATCGTATCGGGGAAAATAAGCGGCGAGATCAGCGCATCGCGGAATGTGGCGACTTGCCTGAATGGCTTGCAGCTGACATCGATGACAGAGAATGCAGAGTAGTCCTGATTGCGCCCTTTAGCAACGTCCACGACCATCACGTAGTTATGATCTGCAATTGGCTTCTCGTAGACGCGCACGCCATTCTGAGTATAGACTGGTGCCTCAGCTTTCAGAGATAACAGCGTCTCTGCATTGATCAGCGTGTTGCCAGTGCCATGAAACGAGTTGCCGAACTCCTGCTCGAACTGCAGCTCTGAGGTGTTTGCTACAGTCTGCTTCTTCCAGTTCTCATCGCGCCCAGGAACGTCCCACCAATCCACACGGAATGG